GAAAGCGTCGTCATCTGGCCAAGCGGAATCGTAGACAAGGACATCAATGATATGGTCCTCTCTGGACTTAATGTTATGGATGTGATAGAATCAAATACCTACTCAGGTTTAGAAGCAAAAATTAAGTTTAACAACTGGAAGAAAATATGAGCAATGGAACTAAAGTTGTCAAGAGAAACGGTAAGACTGAACCTCTTGACTTAAATAAACTCCACGTTATGGTGGAAGAAGCGTGTAAAGATCTAGCAAATGTATCTGCATCGCAAGTTGAAATGCAGTCTGGTATTCAATTTTACGATGGCATTACCACTGCAGAAATTCAGGAGATTCTGATCCGTTCTGCTTCTGACCTGATTGACCTGGAGCATCCCAACTATCAATTTGTTGCTGCTCGTCTGCTCCTGTTTGCTACTCGCAAGCAGTTGTATGGACGTATGCACGAAATTCCGAACCTGAAACAACATGTAGAACGTTGCGTTGAAAAGGGTGTATATGATGAAGAAATTCTCAATCTTTACACTGAAGAAGATTTTGATAAACTTCAGTCGTTTATTGATCATCAGCGTGACTATCTGTTCACTTATGCAGGTCTACGTCAGGTCGTTGATAAGTACCTCGTGCAGGATAGAAGCACTGGGGCACTTTACGAAACGCCACAATTTATGTACCTTTTGATTGCGGCAACTATCTTCTCTAAATATCCAAAAGAGACTCGTTTGGATTACGTTAAGAGGTATTATGACGCAATCTCCAAACACAAAATCAACATCCCAACCCCCATCATGGCGGGAGTGCGGACACCACTTAGACAATATGCTAGCTGTGTCCTTATTGATGCTGATGACACCCTCGATAGTATCTTTACTAGCGATATGGCTATTGGCCGATATGTTGCACAAAGGGCGGGCATCGGTATCAACGCAGGTCGCATCAGGGGCATCAACGCTAAAATCAGAGGCGGAGAAGTTCAGCACACAGGCGTTATCCCTTTCCTCAAAAAGTTTGAAGCGACTGTCCGATGCTGCACTCAAAATGGCATCAGAGGTGGATCAGCGACTGTCCACTTCCCGATCTGGCACCAAGAAATAGAAGATATCATTGTTCTGAAGAATAATAAAGGAAGTGAAGATAATCGTGTCCGTAAACTAGATTATTCCATTCAAATTTCCAAGTTGTTCTATGAGCGTTTCATCAAAAACGAAAACATCTCACTCTTCTCTCCACACGACGTTCCTGGTCTGTATGATGCTTTTGGTACTGATGGATTTGATGAGTTATACAATGTTTATGAATCAGATAAGTCTATTCCAAGAAAGACTATCGGAGCTCAAGAACTCTTTTTGGATATTCTGAAAGAGCGTGCTGAAACTGGTCGCCTCTACATTATGAATATCGACCACTGCAACTCTCACTCCTCCTTTATGGATAAAGTTGAGATGAGCAATCTGTGTCAGGAGATCACTCTGCCTACTAAACCACTTCAACATATTGATGATACTGATGGCGAAATTGCTCTTTGCATTCTTTCTGCTGTTAACATTGGAAAAATTAGGGATCTTGAGGATCTTGAAGTTCTCTGTGATCTTGCTGTTAGGGGTCTTGATGAACTCATTGATTTTCAAGGATACCCAGTCAAGGCAGCAGAGATCGCTACAAAGACACGTCGCTCCCTTGGAATTGGTTATATTGGTTTAGCACACTATCTCGCCAAGCACGGGCACTCATACGACTCTCAGGGTGCCTGGAACGCGGTTCACGACCTCACTGAGGCATTCCAATACTACCTCATTCAGGCAACTGTAAACCTTGCTAAAGAGAAAGGTGCTTGTGAATATTCACATCGAACCAAGTATGGTAATGGAATTCTTCCCATTGATACATACAAGAAGGACGTTGACGAAATCGTCCCCAACGAGTTAAAATATGATTGGGAAGGTCTTAGAACACAGGTTAAGCAATACGGAGTACGGAACTCAACATTGTCCGCACAAATGCCTTCAGAGAGCAGTTCCGTTGTGTCAAACGCAACAAATGGAATCGAACCTCCCCGTGCATTCCTGTCCGTTAAGAAGTCAAAGAAAGGAGTCCTTAAGCAGATTGTCCCCCAATATCAATCTCTTAAAAATGCTTATACGCTTCTTTGGGATATGGAGTCCAATCGTGGTTATATTAATGTTGTTGCTGTGATGCAAAAGTTCTTCGACCAAGCAATCAGCGGCAACTGGTCTTATAATCCAACTCAATATCCTAACAATGAGATCCCCATTTCGGTATGGGCACAAGACCTTCTGACTACATATAAGTACGGTTGGAAAACCAGTTATTATCAAAACACTTACGACAGTAAGAATGATGAGGTTGAAGAAACTACTCAATCTCTAAATGATTTAATCTCTCAACTAGAAAACGCCGAGGAGGAAGATTGTGAGTCTTGTAAGATTTAAGACAGGGTTGGAGGGAAAACCAATGGTTGATTCCATGACAGTTTTCAACTCCAACGAGGTTGATACAAAGAAACAACCAATGTTCTTTGGTCAACCTCTGGGAGTTCAAAGATATGATTCTTACAAATATCCAATCTTTGAAAAACTTACAACTCAACAACTAGGGTATTTTTGGAGACCAGAGGAGGTCTCTCTTCAAAAGGATCGCAGCGACTATCATATGCTGCGTCCAGAACAAAAGCATATCTTTACCAGCAATCTGAAGTATCAGATTATGCTGGATTCCGTTCAGGGACGTGGACCTGGTATGGCGTTCGCGCCCTACTGTTCTCTCCCAGAACTGGAAGCTTGCATGAAAGTGTGGGAATTCATGGAGATGATTCACTCACGTTCCTACACCTATATCATCAAAAACATTTATTCAGACCCATCTGAGGTTTTTGATACTATCCTCAGAGAGGATCGGATTATGGAGCGTGCTGTGAGCGTTACGCAAGCGTATAACGACTTCATTAACGCAGCACATCAATATGATAATGGAAATGATTGGTTGCACGCATTAGAGCAAGTCCCCACCGCACTAGAAGGAAGGTATGAACTCAAGCGCAAACTATTCAGAGCAGTTGCAAACGTTAATATTCTTGAAGGCATTCGCTTTTACGTGTCATTTGCTTGCAGTTTTGCATTTGGCGAACTCAAACTTATGGAAGGAAGTGCAAAAATCATCTCACTAATTGCTAGAGATGAAAACCAGCACCTAGTCATCACCCAGAACATCCTTAAGAACTGGATGAATGGAGATGATCCAGAAATGGCGCGTATCGCCAAAGAAGAAGAACAGTGGATCTACAAGACCTTTGAGAACGCTGTAAACCAGGAAAAACTTTGGGCAGAGTATCTGTTCAAGGATGGATCTATGATTGGTCTGAATGACAAACTGTTACAGCAGTATGTTGAATGGATTGCGAACCGTAGAATGAAGGCAATTGGATTCAAACCACTTTATGATATTTCCGCAAAGAATAATCCTCTTCCTTGGACAGAGCACTGGATTTCTTCAAAGGGTCTTCAAGTTGCACCACAAGAAACTGAGGTCGAATCATATATTGTTGGAGGAATTAAGCAAGATGTTACCAAAGACTCTTTTACAGGATTCCAATTATGATGAGTGGGTCGAACAAGAAATTATAAATGCTTATCAAGAAGCAGCAGAATGTGATGAATTCTTGTTCGGAGACTATGATTATTGCAAAGAATGGTTGAAGGAAACGGAGGGGTAATACCCTCCTTTTTTTATAAATACTAAAAAAAGTGTCGATAGAGATGAAGTCCTTTAAGGAAATATTACATGAACAGGGTAGAAGTAAGAAGGAATTCAAAGATCCTCTTAGAAACAAAAACATTGAGATTAGAATAGATAGACAACCTTCTTCTCAACCATCATATCAAGGTAGAGCTGCTAGACGAGCAGCAAAAATTGCTGTTCAACAAGCAGCAACAACACCTTCTGCTCAGAGAGTTGCTGATACTGCCTTATCTGCCAAAGAGCAGCAGGCGCAAGCAAAAGGATATAGATCGCCAGAAGGTAACATTACTCAGCGTGGTGTTGAAACTTATGCTACCCGTAGAGGATCACTTGGATATGGTGATCCAGGAAAGGACCCATCAAAGTATGGTATAGACCCAAGACAAGCAGCAGCAGATGCTAGGGAAAGAAGTAGAACTGCTTCTCAGGGTGTAGGTGCCGAAAGAAGAGCGGCAAGAAGAGGAATTAAGATAGATATTGCTAAGATTGAAAAAAATTATCCATCACCATCAACTGCTAAACAGACTGGATTTGGTGAATTTAGTAGAAGAGCATCTACTACCACAACGGATTTAAAAACTGGTAGAGCAAATATTTCAACACCAGAGATGTCTGCAAAGGACACCAAGTTTTTCAAAGGTTTAGAACCAGACCCAGTAAAAAGAACTACTGCTAAAATCGATGCTGCTATTCATCAGCAGGCAGACGATTTGATGGGTAAGAAAGGACCACAACAATCGTCAGGATATAGTCAGCAGGGTCTGAAGGACCTCGGCAAGGCAGTTCAAGATGTAGATACAAAACCAGCAAAATCCTCTCCAACACCCAAGGTAAGAGGAGGACAGGGTTCTGGTTCTACAACCACTAGAGGTAGTGGTCCTAAACTACCAGATGTATCTAAACCATCTAAACCAACTGGTGCTTCTAGGGTAACCTATGGTAGAGGTGGAACACCTCCAGCCAATACCTTTAAAGCATTTAGTCAGCAGGCATCAGTTCAAGCAGCAAAACCAGGGTCTACTGGTCCTACATCACAAGCAGTTCAGAAAATTGATACTGCTAGAAGATTATCCACCCCTTCAGGAAGATTATCTAATCTAGCATCAAAAACAAAATCCATTGGTGGTAGGCTAACTCTTCCTGTTACCGCTGGTATTGAAGGTGTATATGATATAACAGCACCAGAAAAACAAGCATCAATTGGAAGAACTGCTGCTAAAAAAGGTTCTCAACTATATGCAGCTTCTCAGGGAGCTAAACTAGGAGCAAACATTGGCGGTCTAGTTGGTCCTTGGGGAAGAATTGCTGGTGGACTCATTGGTGGTGGTCTTGGTTATGCCGGTGCTGGTGGTGCTTTTGAAACCTTAGCAGGTCAAACTCCAACCGAGAAAAAACTTGCTAGACAACAAAATCTAGACACTCAACAGATGAGGAAACCATCTGTTGAACCTGGTTCTTTCGGCACCAGATCACTTCAAACAGTTGTTAAAGATCCAAGAACTGGTAAAGATACTGTAGGTTATCTTACAAAACAAAGTTATCAGGGTCAGGAATATACAGGATATAAGGCGGCAGACACTTCTAATGCTGCTAGAGCACGTACATCATCTAATCCTTTTGAAAGGATTGGAAGAACTCTCTTTCCAGATGCTTATACCAAGAGTGATGAGGAAAACATGAGGAAAAAAGTTCGTGAAATTAAAAAAATTCAAGGATTACCAGAGTCTGTTAACAGGAGGAAACCAATGAAGACTTATTCACAGTTTATGGAACAAGCGTATCAACAGAGCGGACCATCTCAATGGTCTCAGCGTGCAACAGAAAAATTTTTGAGAGGGTCTGATTATCTTGCTAATCTTGCAGGAAAAGGCATTGGTAGAGTAACTGATTTTGGAGGTTCTCTTGCATCTGGTATTGTTAAAGGTGCTACTGGAGGTAGAATAGATCCAGAAAAAATCGGTCATGAAGCAGAAAAATGGATTAACAAAAAAGGTAGAGAAGTAAGAGATACTGAAGTAAGAGCAGCAGACACACTATCAAAAACTAAGATGGAGTTAATTCCACCTGGTTCCATGTATCCATCAACATTCAAAAAAGGACGCTGAAATGGAAAACTTTAACGAAAAATACGACAGACTAACAACTGGTGGAGTAACCAGATTTAGATATCCTATTCCAGGAAAACTTCCTGGATGGATGAGTGGTATGGAAGATGCTCTTAAAAGAGCTGCTGGTGAACCAACCAGTGCATTTATGACTCCTCAACAGATTAACAAACTCAGACAGTCTAGTGGTCAGAGTCCATATACTAGAGCAGAATTTGAAACTTTTGGTATTAATCCTGCTGGACCACGTAATGTTCCTGTACAGGGATGGGATGAACCAGGGGCAACACCTCCAAAACAGGATCCAAAACAGGATCCAAAGCAAGATCAAAAACCAGATCAAAAACCAGATCAAAAACCAAAAACTCATGATGAATTGAGAGCGGAACTTAATAAACTTTTCCCATTACCAACATCAGAACCAGCAAAACCTGCAGCAGAAGCAAAGCCTGCAGCAGAAGCAAAGCCTGCAGCAGAAGCAAAGCCTGCAGCAGAAGTAAAGCCTGCAGCAGAAGCAAAACCTGAAGCAACAAAAACAAAACCCGCTCCACAGGTATCACCTTCTCAACGTTACCGCGATCTAATCAAACAAGGTAACACAAAAGAAGCAGAAGCAGTTGGTAAGGAAATATGGGCTAAAAAGTATGCTGGTAAGTTTACTGTCCCTAGCGTTGAGAAGGGTGGATCCAGAATTGATGTGTCAACTGCTCCCCAAAAAGAGCTGTTCAAGGCTGCTGAGAAAAAATACAATGTTCCAAGAGTTCAGTCAATCAAACAAGATCTTGAAGATCTGAAGAACATTAGTGTATCGAATACATCCTTAGAACCTGCATCTAGCATACAGGCACAAACACCAAAACTCAAGACAAAGGGGGATCCAGGTTGGGCAAATAATGCAAGATATAATGTTAAAGAAGGATATGACGCCTATGACTTAGTTCTTGAGTATCTCCTCTCTGAGGGGCACGCAGACACCGTAGAAGAAGCGCATTACGTTATGATGCAGATGGATGCTGAATATATCCAGAGCATTGTTGAAGGGTTTCCAATTGAACCAGAAGGTGAAGTTATCGAAGGTGTAATGCCAGAACCTATTAATCCTGAGGCTCATAGAAAAAATCAACGCATTGAAAAAGCAACTCAACTGAAGAAAGGCACTTCTGGTGCCGAATCTGATGCTGCTGGTGCTGCTGTTAAAAGACTTGGTGGTTCTGGAATAAGTCTTCCCCCAGTCTGATGCAACTATCATAACACATAAAGCACCCTCTTGACAGGGTGCTTTTTTATTGCTAGACTAGGTTTGTCCCGGTTAAAGATAAATAATAGCTCATAGAATTCTATAGTATGAGTTATGGGAATCCCTGGAGATATAGTGGGGAAATTTTTAACAGTGATGATATTGGGGACTACTTTGGTTTTGTTTACTGTATTACCAATAAGACCACCGGTAGAAGATACATCGGTAGAAAATACTTCTGGGCATTCAGAACTCCTCCAGGAAAGAAGAGAAGAGTAAAACAAGAATCAGACTGGAAGAAGTATTATGGTTCTTGTCCTGAGTTAAAGGAAGATATCAAAAAGTATAACAAAGAGAATTTCAATAGAGAAATATTGAGTCTTCATAAGGCAAAGGGTGACTGTAATTATGAAGAAACGAAACAACTTTTTCTAAATAATGTGTTGAAGGAGTCTCTTGACGATGGAAGTCCAGCATTCTATAATAGCAATATTCTAGGACGCTACATGCGAAAAGATTATGGTAACTTTGGAGCAGACTCTACAAACAACACATGATTGGGCAGTTGACCGCATTCATACTCTTTGTGAGGAAAATATTGAGAATGCCCATGCGATTCAATCAGAATTCAGTGAGTGGTTGGATCCAGATATTTTAGATCATGATATTTTCTCATTAGAGTTTATAGGAGACAAAGATGACACTTGACCTTCATAACTTTTTCAAGTATTACGACGAAAACAATTCAAATCATGTTGCGGCAGTTCAGTGGTTAGAAGATAACCTACCTGCTAACTTCATGGATGATTCAGAGACTGACTGGATTGGTATCTTTAGAACGAAACCACCAACTCCAGAAGTTCTTGCAGTTCCATACTATAACCAAGTAGACAACTACAGAGATGCACATAGAACTTGCAACTCTTCATCGTGCGCTATGTGTTTATCTTTCCTCAAGCCAGGAAGCATTAAAGGCGACGATGAGTATGTTAAGAAAGTATTTGAGATTGGTGATACAACGGACCACGCCGTTCAGACGAAAGTTTTGGCGGCTTATGGAGTTAAGTCACACTTTAGTTACAATCTATCTTTTGCTGATATTGATAAAAGTTTGGACGCTGGGAAGCCAGTTGTTATTGGCATCCTTCATAGGGGTTCTCTTTCTGCACCTACTGGTGGGCATATGTGTGTCGTCATTGGTAAAACCCCAGATGGAAAGGGATATTACATAAACGATCCATACGGTTCTCTCAACGACAACTACACTGGACCTGTGACGAATGGTAAGAAGACCATTTATACCAAAGCAGTTCTTAAGCACCGCTGGTGTCCAGGAGGGAACGATGGATGGGGCAGAATCTTCGATTAATTTTAAAAGAAAGATGCTCAAGGTGATTAAAGACCTCACAAATAATGGAAAGCATGTAGAAGCAAGTCAACTGTATCAAAAGTATTTCGGAGACAACAATGGCACGAATCGACCTTCATAACTTTTTTAAGTTCTACGACGAAAGAAACCCTAACCATGTGAAAGCAGTTCAGTGGTTAGAAGATAATCTTCCCGTCAAATATTTGGAAGATAATATTGACTGGGCAGAAATCTATAGAGGAAAAAAGTCTAGTGCTGCACCAGCCCCTGCTGCTGCAGCTCCTGTAACTGCGAGTGGTGATGTCCCTATGATGGGCATCAAGTTGATCAAAGAGTTTGAGGGATGTCATTTAAATGCATACCCTGACCCTCTTTCTGGTGGACTTCCAATCACTATTGGTTGGGGTTCTACCCGTAAGAAAGATGGTTCTCCTTTCAAACTTGGTGAATCAATCACTCAACAGGAAGCTGATGACCTACTGATTAGTCAGTGTAAGAGTCAGTTTATTCCAGCACTTCAAAAGATTCCTCATTGGAATGAAATGTCAGATGGTAAAAGAGGCGCTCTATTATCTTTCGCTTACAATCTTGGTGCTGGGTTTTACGGTGGCGATAATTTTAATACCATTACTAAGCGACTTAAAAATAAGGAGTGGGATTTAGTCCCTGATGCTCTTTATCTCTATCGTAATCCTGGTTCAAATGTAGAGGCAGGACTCGCAAGACGCCGCAAGGCAGAAGGCGAAGCGTGGAAGAAAGGATAAATAAGATACAGTCATAACTGATTTTGATCTTAATGGTCTGAATCTACATAGTCCGAGTCCTCTGTGATTCGGTGAATACTTTACTTTTCATACTTCGGTTTGTTTCGTTTAGTACACACTGAACTCACAGAGGATTTTTATGTCTTACACTAAGAAGGCGTTGGCTGCAGCGTCTGCATTATTAATGGGCACATTGCCTACAGCAGCATTGGCGCATACAAACTCTATTGGTTATGTTGGGGATGGGCAAGGTGGTATTACTTTCTGGTATGGATCTTGGCACGGTGGAACTAACTTTAATGAAGCAGAAATTAAGTTAGAAGGTGCCAATGGAACCAGTTATACAACCACAATCAATCAATTTAATCTACTTGAGAGTTCAACTCCTGCTGGTTTGATTCCTGGAACAAACTACTTCACATCTGATGGAACCCAGTTAGTTCCTTATGGTGATCCTAATGGTGGTGGAGATTCTTACACATGGCAGGGTCTAAACTTCACTGGACTTTCTGCTGGTGACTATACCTTCACATATATTCCTTTAGGTGATGTTGAGTCCTACTGTACTACCTGTTCTCCAACGGCAGACTGGATGCCTATGGATAATATTATTCGTAGTGCTACTGTAACTCTTTCAGCAACACTTCTTTCTGGTGATGCTAACCAGAATGGAATCCTGGATATCTATGAGTTTGGAACAGTACAACAACCATCAACACCAACTCTGGTAAGTTCTGTAACCAATCCATATTCTCAGTCTGTTGTTACTACAATAACCGAAACCCCATCAGAAGCAGATGGTGTTCAGACTGTTGATAGAAACACCAGAACTGATACAACCACAACATATGCGACTGTAGATACTTATAGTGATAACTCTACAACAACCGCATACTCAAGTTCTACTGTAACTACAAACGCAGCAGATAAGTTTACTGGACGCATTGACCAGTATCAAATGCTTGATAAGGTCGGTAATACTCTTCGTGGTGCCCTTAACCATACTCCTTCTCAAACCAAAGAGAAAGTTAGAGTCTTTTCCAAAAACTATCTTGGATGGGCACACGGAGACTATGGATACTACGGCACTTCTACCATTCTTGGAACTGGTGTAGAGATTGATGTAAAACCAACTTGGACTATTGGTGGTCAGTATAATAATGTAAGTGTTGATTTAACTGGTGCCGACAGCACTTCGAGTCTTTCTAAAGAACACTTTGGTGTATTCAGTATGATGCGTGGTAATACATTATCACTTCGCACCAATGCTGGATATGCTCTCAACAAGTATTCTGTTTCCAGAAATGTTGCTGGTGTATTCAATAATGATAGTGCTTCTAATGGGCAAGAGTGGTGGGTCAACAACAGACTCTATTGGAATGCTCATAAGAATATCACTCCATTCGTAGGACACACTGTAAGTAATGTTTGTAGAGATGCCTTTAGTGAGAATGGTTCAGTTCAGTCTGCTAGAAGTGTTGGTGACTACAACAAGACAGAGAATGTCGGTGAAGTTGGTGTAAATGTTTCTCACCGCTTTGGTGGTAAGAAGAAAGATAAGTTTGGTGTTGCTTTAGAAGCATCCGTGAATACTAATACTGATGTGGAAGTTATTGCCTCTGTTGACTATAACCAAACTATTTTCATTGAAGGACTTCACCAGATTGCTGATGGTATTAACAACACTCAAGTAGCAGCAAAGGTCAAATTTAGATTCTAAAAACCTAAATACATAGAATTCATCACACGGAACTGATGGACAAGAAAAAGGAAAACCGTATGGGGACATTGATTCGTATTTTGATTTTGAGTTGGTCTGCTGCACTCCTCACCGCAAGTTATGCTGGGGCTCTATCTAAGATGGACCCCACCTTCATTGCTACCGTCTTCACAGCTTCTGCTGCGACTTTTGGTATCAATACAATGAAGAAAGGTGGTGACGACGATGACCATGATCATCCAGCACCTGAACCAAGAAGAGAATTGGTTGTTGCTCCACCAGAACCACCAGCACCTGAGTTAGTTGTAGCAGAAACTCCTGTATCCCTTGAGGAAAGAGTAGAAGCACTTGAGACTAAAGTAGAAGGTGAAGAAGGTGAAGGGTTCGTCACACCCCGCACAGGAGCATAATGTCCAAGTCACCAAACAAAGGTAAGAAAGGTTCCGCTGGTAATAAGAAGCAGAATCAAGGCAACGCAACCGCTAAGAAGGCGAAGAATGGCGGCAAAAAGAAGTAATGGAACTCATTGCTTTTTTAATAGTTGGTTATGCCGAAATTAGTCCTGGTAGTTGCCAGTTGGAATATTTTAGATACAATGAAATACACTCGCTCGTAATCCCGTGCCACGAGAATGGAACACTCCAAAAAGGGAGTGTTGGAATGCTCCCATCCATAAAATACTCCAAGCAATAGATAATCACACCCGTCTTTTTTTAGAGACGGGTGATTTTTGGCATCAAGAGCAAGCAGATATACTAAGGAAATATATAAAAGACCTGAAAGTATGGATACACAAAGAAGAGGGTTGGTGGAATGAATAGTGAGTTTAACTGGGGAGTATTCATCATCTTATCCTGTGGACTTGCGTTCACAGGATATTGTGTTTTCTATATACTTAGGTTAGCCCACTTGGAGATGAAAGATGAAACACATAAGTCTGATTCTGTCCCTGACAAGTCTAAGCATTAGTGCTGCGATTGGTGTAGGAGCATATATCACCTATCAAAAAGCACAGAAGATTTTAGACAACCCAGAAGAGTTTGTTGGTGCTGTTGTAGAGAAGCAGGTCAACAAGGCATTTGAGAAACTTCCTCTGCCTAAACTAAATACGAAAGAGTTTAAACTTCCTTTCTAATGTCAGAAAAAGATCCGTATATTTACAGAATTAAGTCAGTTGGAAGAGTTGTAGATGGCGACACCATTGATGCTGACATTGATTTGGGGTTTGATATTTCTCTCACTAAACGAATTCGTCTGGCGGGTATTGATACCCCAGAAAGTCGCACGAGAGATCTCAAAGAAAAAGAACTTGGATTAGATGCGAAGAACTGGTTGAAGCATCAGTTAGAAGATGCTTTTGATGTTGTTATCCGCACAGAAAAACCAGATTCTACTGAGAAATATGGGCGCATTATCGGACATCTTTTTATTAACGGACAAGATGAATCTTTGAATAACCAAATGATTACTGAGGGTTATGCTCTTCCTTATGATGGTGGAACAAAAGATAAGGACTGGGAACCACTCAGAGAAATTCGTAGAGCAAAGGGCACATTGATTGAGTAGGGAATGGAAATCCCAGAGATACAAGTTCACCAAGTTGAGGTTCCAGTTGTTCGTAGATTGGAACCACCTGTTGTCTTAACACCATCCATAAGATCTTTACAAAAACCAGTAGTCCAAGTTCCTACTGCTGAAATTCCTTATTATGAACCCATTGATGTTCCAACAACGGAACAATGGAAACAGATAGTGGAGGGACAGAATTCGCAAAAAGAAAAGGAAGAAACCCAAGAAGAGAAGTCTAGGCAACTACCACCTGCCGCTCCTGTTGTTCCTCCTGCCGTTCAGGTTCCACAAGAAACACAGGTAGTTACACCACCACCAACAACAAACTTAGGAGTACCCGTCATTGAAGTACCCCTCATCGGACAAGTTCCCATCCCACCTAAAGAGCAGGTTATTCTTGCTGGCACCACTGCTACTGCTTCTGTTGCTGCGGCTCTTGTTGGCAAATCTCTGGTGGAATGGATGGTAGGTAAAATGAAACCTATCGTCCAGCAGGTGTACGTTCAGGCAAAGAAACGGCTCCACCGAGACCTGACGCCTTATGAGTTACAGGTTGACTTCGCTGCCCAACTGGAACTGAAGAAGAAGGTTTTGAAGACATTCCAGAAGGAACTAAAGCAGCAGAAGAAGGAACAATACCTCCATTGGACACAACAACAACATCAGCACATATCTTCGCATAAGGAGACTGGGGATGAAAATGTATCCCAGCCTTCATTGCTTCGCCGCATTTTAAGAGGCGGACGAGCTCAAAGTCCAAACGAGCCTTATCAGTCTCCGCCTTCTGGCGATTAGTCCAAGTCTCTGCTGCTTCCTTACAGCGTGCTTGTAGACCACCATCCAAAGGAATGGAGATGGTCCCAGAGATTCCAAAGTTCTTTGCCCAGTTGTCCTTCTGTCCAGTTCTTTCTAAAGGAGTGGTAGGATCATTATCAATATTCGCAAGTTCCTCAAATGGTCTTTGACCACTATTTGTAGTAGTAAGAAATGGTGTCAGGTTAAAGGTTGGTCCTTGACAACTTACGCCACCACCGTATGAGTTGGTAACGTATGGACCTTGTAAGACCTGAACCGCCTGGTTTGTTACACTTCCTGTTGAGGTTGCCTGTGGATTTGCAACCGCAGTGATTGGAGTATCCCCTTCCGCATATACAGGGGTCGCAAAGGCAGTGAGAACAAGGGCGGATGCTATTGTGTGAAGACACTTGTTGTATCTGTAACCGACATTATGGTTGTGCTGCGATTCACAGTTGTGTCTTTGATCATTCCTGGTCCCGAATAAGTTTCCGTGAACTGGAATGGAGCACCATTTTCCATAATGGTATAGGGTGTTCCTACTTTTGGTGTTGCGGGAATATTGATGTTTGTCCCTGTAACTGTGTAACTCCATCCTGTCTGATAATCAATTTGGCGAATAGTTTCATTTACAGTTGTTGTGGACTCCGTGTGTGAAGTCATTGTGCCGCTGGTGAAGTTAGGCGTAACGGGCACTGCTAGAGCGGGGGATATAAATCCCGTCGCTACTAGCAAGACGGGATTTATAAGTCTCATTTAAATACGCTTAACTCAATGGATCTTTGACCGACTGCTTGAGTACCAGCACCACCAGCAGTAACCGTAGGAACACCAGTACCAGAAAGAGAACCAGCAAGGGAACCAGCAACACCACCAGAAGAAGTGGTAACGCTTCCGAAAGAAGGAAGAGAACCAACAACACCAGAGGTTACTGTTGTACCACTTGGAATAGCATCACCAGCAGTAAAGGATTCAGAGAAACTGAATGCTTGACCAGCGGTGTTTACATCATAAGAACCCTGAATCTGGGTAGCAGCAGCAGTGGTGCTTGCTGGAGCGGTAAGACCACCGAAAGTTGTAGCGGAAATGTTGCTTCCAGTTACAGCATATGAAGAACCGATTCTGGTTGCGGCAGAAGCAGCACCATCAACAGTCAGTTGTACCGAATCAACAATCTTATGGGTGATTTCCCCTGCAAAGACTGGAGTTGTTAAGAATAACGAAAAGGCTAGAAATAGTCTTTTCATTTGAGTTGCGATAAACACTAAAAGTATTTAGTGAAACTGCCTTTAAAATCAAATTCTTGACAAAAGATAAATAATCACTTATTATGTGTAGACCCAACTTCTGGTTGGGTTTTTTATTATGAGTCATTGAAGTGACATTAGAGCCGAGGAAGGTGCCCCCAGAGATGGTTGTGGTATACCCCCCTTCTATTCGGATGTAGAGTTCAATTAAATTTAGTGCAAAACTTCTTTACTGTAGCCCTGCCCCTTCTGGCAACGGTTACAACCAATGCGGCAACACTGCCATTCGTAAACTACAAGATGCAGGGTCCTCCCCCATTTATTACTGATGTATTGAATCTTGTAGATGAGAAGACAGCGACCAAAGAGGTTGCTCCCGAAAAGCCAAAAGAGATAAGGCTAATTTGTAAAGGGTGTAATGAAAATGAGAATGCTACCCTGGCATACTTCCAGGAGCGTGGTATTACAGACAGAAACGCCCTTGCTACTATCATGGGCAATATTAGACAGGAATCAACATTCGTGCCTAATATCTGCGAAGGTGGTAGCAGAACCAGTTGGAGTAACTGCGGACGCGGTTACGGACTGATTCAATGGACATCTGCCAACCGTTATTATGGATTGGGTGCTTTTGCTAATAAGTATGGTGGGAAACCATCAGACTTACACACGCAACTTCGTTATCTAACGACTGAGGTTCAATGGCAACGAATTGAGGACAGGATGAAAACTCCTGGTAAGTCTATCAATCGTTACATGGACTATGCGTATAGTTGGATTGGTTGGGGGCATCATGGTGCTCGCACACATTATGCACATGATTATGCTAACCGACTGATCACGGTAGAGGTTTAAAAAAACTGAATATATAGGGGGAGGGATTTACTTCCCCTTTACTTTTTATTCTATAGATTGGGAACAGAAATGACCGAACAACAACAACATCTAGCAAATCTTTTAGAGCAAAGAAATAATCTAGACCAACAAATGACTACAAATCGGGAACTGCTTTGGAAAATTCAGGGAGCAATTGAGTATTTGGCTCAAATCGGCGTAACCCTTCCAGAACCAGAAGTGACTGAAGAAGTGACTGAAGAAGTGACTGAAGAGTGATATATAAGGGGAGTGCTGCTTACTCTCCCTTATGATTAACTTTCAGTTTGGAAATAAAAAACCAGATAAACGAGAGATAATAAAAGTAAGTATTATCGTATCACTTCTTATCGCAGCACTCTCAACATTTACTGGGATAAGTGAAACCAAACTCTGGGATATGTTGGATGAGTTACAGAGAAAATATCTTCCACTTGGTATTCTCAATGAACTTATCATCAGAGACCCTGAGAAGACCGAGAGGCGGGTCACCATGGACGTTGACGTCGCCATTGAGAAGTACTTGACGGAAAACCCAGAAGACCCTATAATACCTAGACCGAAGTTGGTTGAGAGACCACCTGACGGTAGTGAGGCGCAGAAACTGCTTGGTGGTGAGATGCGCCTTTGTGCTCCTTGGACTGAAAATTGCCTTAATGATTGAAACTGTAATTGCTGGTCTTACCTGTGGTATTGCTACTTTCTATGGTTTAGGAGATGGATTTCATGGTCAAACTACTGCAAACGGCGAAAGGTTTGATGCTTATCGTTGGACTGCAGCTCATCCTTATCTACCTATGGGTACAAAAATTCGGGTGACGAATCAAGACAATCTCAAACAAGTGATTGTAAGAGTGAATGATCGTGGTCCTTACTCCCACGCAGATTTAGACCTTTCTTATTCTGCTTTTGCTCACATCGAATCTACAAGAAAAGGAAACGCTACTGTATGCTGGAGGGTTGTAGGATGAAAAAACTCATTGCTCTTGCTCTGATTCTTTCTGGTGCTCCTGCACTTGCAACACCAGAGCAAACTTATCGCCCATTTCGTTATGAAACTCCTTGTTTGTTGGAGCAAGGTATTCAAACCTATCCTGATACTTGTGTAGTAGTTGAAACCCGTGAAAAGGGTGGAGCACTTCGCACTCGTAACATCTTCTCTAATAAGCACTCTCTCACTATCAAGGGTCGCTTTGATAAGGAGCAGGGATATATGACTTGGGATAGTCACAATAAGTTTGAATACAAGTGGGACTACAAGGTTGGTGGTCATAATGACTTGGGTGCTTGGACTTATGTAATGCCTGGTTTCCTTGTTCAAAATGTTTCTTGGGACTGATCTTGACAAACAAAACTGAGTAGTGTATACTACTCTTATGGGCACGTAGCATAATGGATAATGCATCAACCTTCTAAGTTGCCGATTGCTGGTTCGAGTCCAGCCGTGCCTGTTGTCCTTTCTTCATTATGGACCCAATAAAAATTCTAATATTAATTGGAGAACTTGAGGGGTGTTATGCCCATACCAAGAAATTGGGTTTTGAAGAGGACAATAAAATCCTTGCTGAGATGAAGCAGAGGTATTATAAACTCTACTTCAAACTTTGTAAGGAACAGGGTGTTAAACCCCTGTAATCCTGCTTAGCACAGTTGGTAGTTGCGCTGGACTGTTAATCCGGATGTCGCTGGTTCGAGCCCAGCAGCAGGAGCCTGCCCTTGTAGCATAACGGTTACTGCATCCGCCTTGTAAGCGGAAGATTCTCGGTTCGATTCCGAGCGGGGGCTTGACGGAAATAAAACTCCGTCTTATAATCCCTTCCGTGTGGGCAAGTGTTTGGGAGAGCAATCTCCCACCGCCTGCGGAGTTAATTCAGTGGTAGAATGGCTGCCTTCCAAGCAGTTCGTCGTCGGTTCGAATCCGATACTCCGCTTTTTAAAAGATTCGGTTAACCACCCCCTTGACAAAAAGGTTAAGCGAATGTTAAAATAAATATGTTCAAGTGATAAAACCTCAAATACTCGTTGAGTCACTGAAACGGAGAAAGTCGATTCTCCTTACATCCGCAGGTATAATTCTGCGAGAAACTTAGAGGTACTATTATGTTTAAATCCGCAATCGCAGCTGTTGCTGCTGCTCCTTTCCTTGCTTCGGCTGCGTTCGCTGGCCCTTATGTTAATGTAGAATCTAACGCTGGTGTCGTTGGTTCTGACTACATCGGTACTCTGACCGAAGCACATCTTGGTTATGAAGGTGCTCTGTCTCCTACCGTTAACGGTTATGTTCAGGTTGGTCCTGCACTGTCCACTCCTGAAGGTGGTGACGCAACCGTTAAGGTTTCTGGTAAGGCAGGTGCTTCTGTTGCCGCTACCGACAACCTGAGCGTCTATGGTGAGTACTGGTTCCTGACTGGTGATGACCTGACCAGCAACATCAAGGCTGGTGTGAAGTACACCTTCTGAAATAGAAGGTTTGTGGAACCTAACTGTCCACATTGATTGTTAACTAAACCTTAACGACAAACTTAAAGACCCCTGTTAGAATATAGGGGTCTTTTTTATTGAAGACATTTAATGTTTATAAAAGGAGATTTTTATGAAAGCAATCGCTCTTGCCGCAATGGCACTTCCGATGATTGCGGCACCTGCCCTTGCTGGTCCATATGTAGAAAGTAAGACCACCTCTGGTATCTCTGTTACCAGTGATAAGAGCACCTACAAAGGTTCTCAAACCGAACTTCGTGTTGGTTATGATGAAAAGGTTGGTAAGTCTGGTCTGAAAGTCTATGGCGAAATCGGTCCTGGTTATGAGTTCAACACTGGTAAAACTAAGAGTGAAGGTGTTGCCGTTGGTGAAGTAGGTTTCTCTTATCCTCTTGCTAAGAAAGTTTCCCTCAAAGGGAAAGTTGCTGGTGAGTATGGTATGAGTTCTGAGGTCCTTGATCTTGGTGGTGAAGTTAAAGTTCGTTATAGCTTCTGATTTATGCTATAATACTGGGGTCTTCGGACCCCTTTTTTATGATTAAACTTTTAAAGATCCTTAGAGCAATTGGAAATGAAATGTGGGCAGTGCCTACAGTTCTTTTAGTCACTTTTGTGTTGATACAAGGAATTCATACAGCAGAACATAAAAAACTTGATGGGCAAGTGGGAGATACTTGCCTGAATAGATAGTAGTATACTGAGAAGTCTTATGTCTCTTATTTCACAACGGGATAGGCAACTTACTATCACCGCCATCAATCATTATATTGATTATCTTTCTAGTGAGATTGAGTTTTATGAAAGAGAGGGTATGTTGGAAGATACTGACTACCAAGATCATAAGTTAGAACTATCAGAAACTTATGCTCTTTTAAACTGGATCAAACTAGAATATCAGAAGAATGAAAATTAATCTGTGGTATTGTGCTGATATGAATCAATGGCGTTGGACTCTTGTTGATGACCGACGCCCTATCTGCAGACAAGAATCTGGGCAGAGGGAAGATTTGAGACTGGCTATGGAAGATGTTGCCAAAACTGTAGAGTATATGCTACAATGTTGATACACTCAGGTGTAATAGACCTGCCCGATGACCCAGCAAGTGAAGGGACCTGATTTACACTCAGACATTGACGGGAGCGTTACCTGTATCGGGCATTATTAGAGTTTACTGACAACTTAATAGAAACGGAGACTTATGTTATAAATAATAATAGGTCTTTGTTTCTATTATGAATAGTTGTCTAAACTGCGGATGCGAGCACGATAAACCTAAGTTCTGCTCCCGATCCTGTGCCGCCATTTATAATAACAAAAATACGCCCAAGCGTAAGAGAACCGCCTGGAAGACTGCCACTTGCCAACACTGTGGTGTGGAGTTTGACTACCAGACCAAGAAGAGCACTGGTAAGTTTTGCTCCAATGAGTGTAGTGCCGCTGGTAGGAAGAAACTAAAAGTAGAGAACTGGTTGGCGGGCAACGCATTATCAACTGATAGGGGGGATACGCCAGGATACATAAGAAACTATCTACTGGAAGCGAGCGGGGGTAAGTGTTCTCTTTGTGGTTGGTCTGGCACAAACATCCATACAGGACGAATCTGCCTTGAGGTGGACCACATAGACGACGACCCTTTTAACCATTCTCCTGAAAACCTACAAGTGGTCTGTCCTAATTGTCACGCACAAAAAACTTTACCGCCCCAGAAGAGTAAAGGTGGGCGTTATAGTAAGGACAAGCAACATCCGAAGTTTCATATAAATAACTGAAAACTGAATACAGTTAACTTATAATGGATAACATTAAGATAAGATGCCGCTCCTGTGGTAAGGAGTTAGAGGGGCATCAGAATAAAACGGTGACTTGTGGTTGCCCTAATATGGCGACTATTCGTGGTGATAAGATTTCAGCACTTGACTTATCTAATGTTATTATGCTAAACTCTTATCAACCCAAAAATAAAAAGGGTGTTCTTACACAAGAAGATATCCTGTGGCAAGAACAAAGAAAGCAACGCAAGGTTCGTAAACTGGACTTTGAAGTTCGCTGAAAATTTGGAGAGATGGCCGAGTGGTTTAAGGCAGCAGTCTTGAAAACTGCCGAAGTGAAAGCTTCCGTTGGTTCGAATCCTACTCTCTCCGTTTTATTTAAGATTTAATAATTTCTTCAACACTTTTTTGAAATCAACACAAAGTTGACGGGTTGAAACTACTTGCTATTATAGCTAGTAGTATTCAATTTAAAACCCGTATGGATCAGCACACCTACGAGAATTGGGTGAAGATCAAGGCGACCTTCGAAGAGTCTGGTAACACAGACAATATGTTCTACAAGAGAGCAGTAGAAATTGTAAAGACCAGAAGAGACCCTCTGGCGAAGTTTCTTGGTGATGAAAAATGATACACGAACAAGAAGAGTTAATCACTCGCTCTGAATGCCAGGAGATGATTGATGCTGCTATACGAAGGCACAATCGAAATGCTTCCATTATTTCTATGTGCGTTGGTTGGGTTGTCCTTGCTTTATTTGCTGAAGGACTGCTAAGGCTTATAGGCGTCATTCCACCCTTACTACCATGGCTCAACATTACCCTGAAATAATAGGTATAGTTCTGCTTCTTATCTTTGCTGCCACGATGTTCTATCAAGGCACAATGATAATGAAAGGGCATCGTGGATATACTCATATGGACCACGAGAAACAAAAAATGACCAATATGAGAAAACGAATAGAGGAGTTAATGAACCAAGATGACGACTGAAGAGTGGTTTATTTTCATTGACTTTTTCTCACATATGCTCTATATGTTTGTAGCATTTATGTGTGGACTTATTATTGGATACCTAGTTGGATTTAGAAACGGAGGAATGTAATGCCCCATTTATTAGGAAGGTTTCTTGTTGTATTAGCAATCCCTTTTGTGGTTGCTACTTTATATGTTGGATCAAAGAAAGGGAGTTATTACGACTCAGAGGATTATAAAGGAAATGGAACAGCACACTAGTCAGTGTTGGAACTTCGTTATGTCTTCTTTTGCTAGAAGTTATGGTGTGGAAAGAGTGATGAGAGAGGAAAACTTTCATTGGATGGCTCTACAATGGTGTGATGATAATAACTATACATGTAATATCCACCTAGATGATTTAAAAAAAGTAGATTCTTACTTTAGAAGATATTACGAGGAATGGGATTAATATGGGACATTTCGCAGCAGCAGCACTCAACAATGATTTATTTCTTGGATTCATTTGTTACATAATGGTCTTTGTGCCTATCTTGGGCATCTGGGCAGTCCACAAATACGACTGGCAACACTGGGCTCCATTTGACAAAGGGCACAAGAAGTAGTATAATTACTTCTGTTGAGAGGCAAGACCACTCAACGCAACCGGGATTAGCGCAGTTTGGTAGCGCACTTCACTTGGGCTGAAGGGGTCGCAGGTTCGAATCCTGCATCTCGGATAGCCAGTTTAAACACTGGCACCTTGACTATATAAAGTCAAACACTTATAATACTCAGGTATTCATTACACAACAATGTCTCTGATCGAAAAATTCAAGAAAGATGTTAGCACTTTGCGTTCTGCTGCTAACGGGGATATCTACCTTGATGTAAAGAGTCCGAAACTTTATAAGAAAGTTCGCCGCTATTATGAAAATAATGGTGTCGTGTTTTCTGGAGATCCCCTTGATGACTATGAAATGCTGATGGATTATCTCTATCAGGATCTTGAAACGATTGAGGTTGCCTGATGAAAGTCGTCAAAAAACCTACTGTTCTTCTTGAGCGGTTTCCTTATCGTTATGTTCAGGTCGGTACTTTGGAAATCAATGGAAAACCTGATTGTCGCATTCAAAAAGTAGACGCATATACTGGTCGTTACCGTGATATGTATCTTTGCGACAATGAAATGCAACTTATGACCGCTATGGATGACCACGATTATACTTGTTGGTTAGACCCAGATATGGTTCCTGCATATGTGAAAGACGACGAAGACACGGAGAGTCTTTAAAAGTACTGGTCGGGAGCAAACCCCTTATGTCTAAGTCTAATGTATTCAGATACATTGGTAATATCCTCCTCTTATCTGGTTATTTTTTCCTGTTATGGGGAGATATGAAAATCGGACTATTTGTAAAATGTATTGGGAATGTCTTTGTCGTTCCCTTTGCTATCAAATATAAGTTCTGGGATATTCTTTTCTTGTGTGGTTTTTATGCCGCTATTGAGATACCAAAACTAGTCCAACTTTTCCTAGTTAATTCAAACTAGGTGGTGGAGTCAATCCCCAATATGCCCGTGATGGAGACACGATAAAAACCCTGGTGCGGATGGGGTATACCCCGCCCAGTTTCTTGCTTCTGGACAAAGAGCAAGTGGCGTGCATGTAAAGACCTAATGAGGACGGCTTGCGCGAGTCGTCCTTTTTTAGTATAATAATAAAAAAAGGTATAATGATTGGTTTTAATCACTTAGGAAGACTTGGACGCTTGGGAAACCAAATGTTTCAATATGCTGCTCTACGCGGTATTGCTGCTAAGCAGGAAGTCAACTATTGCCTTCCACTTTATAAAGAAGCAGTTGATGATGGTCTGGGAAATCCAAACAGAACAGAACTATTTGACTGCTTCACAATGGAGACGGTAACTCCATTGAATATTCAAATGATTGATATTGATAGACCTATTATTGGTGAAAATACATTCAACTTCAACCAAGAACTATTCTCTAACTCTTTTGACTGGATTAGTTTATATGGGTTCTTTCAGTCTGAAAAGTATTTTAAGAATGTAGAAGATACTATTCGCAAGGACTTCACATTTAAGAGTGAAATACTTGAACCTTGTGCAGATATGATGGAAGGCATTGGGCAGGCAGTTGGTCTCCATATCCGTAGAAAAGACTATCTGACCAACCCAAACCATTGTGCTCTTGATATTGAATATTATAAAAAGGCATTGATGAAGTTCCCTGATGATGCTCAGGTCATTGTGTTTTCGGATGAACCACAATGGTGTATGGAACAAGAAATATTTGCAGATGACCGTTTTATGGTTTCTGAGAATGAGAATGGATATATTGATATGTGTTTAATGAGTATGTGTAGTGGATATATTATTGCTAACTCTTCATTCTCTTGGTGGGCAGCGTGGTTGGGAAATAGGGGAAAAGTTATTGCACCAAAGAAATGGTTTCCTTCAAATGATAAGGACACTAAAGATCTATATCCCGAAACTTGGGAGGTAATTTAATGAAACTTGCAGACTTAGCAGTTGTTTTTATTGGGACTAACAAGTATCTAAACTTTCTCCCATCATGGTATGAATCTTGTGAAGAGTATCTTCTACCAGGACATAAGAAGCAATACTTTGTTTTTACGGATGGTGAGTTAGATGAACTTCCTGATAATATTTCACTTTATCATCAGGAGCACCTTCCTTGGCCATATATTACACTCTACAGATTTTCTACTATTCTGAAAGCGTATGAGGACATTTGTAAGTATGATTATCTTCTATTCCTTGATGCCGATATGCGTTTGGTGGACACTGTAAAACCAGAAGAGATATTAACTGATAAACCTTATATTGGTGTTCATCACCCTTGTCATTTTCTGGGAATGAATCCACATACAAAGTTTCCAGGAGCATTTGAAACTAATTCAGATTCATCGGCATGTATTACAGATGAAGATGATACAACTACTTATTTTCAAGGATGTTTGTGGGGAGGCAGAGTTCCAGATGTGATAGATATGATGAAAGAACTTCAAAAAAGAACTGAAGATGATCTTTTAAGGAATGTAATAGCAGTCTGGCACGATGAGAGTCATCTCAATAAATTTTATTCCGAAAGAGTAGATGATGTCCATATCCTTAGTCCATCATTTGCTTACCCAGAACTATTTTCAGAATATTGTAATTTTGAACCAAAAATAGTTCACCTTGCAAAAGAAAACTCTAAGTATCACCAATAGTATAAAATGAACCTTAAAGATTTAGAACTTGTTACTGCACTTGACCAAAACTTTTATGATAGTTTTAATACTTTCATGATTAGTTCTGACTTGAAAGTGTTTGGAAAACTTTTAGCTAGAACACAATTATTTGAAAAAGTCAAGGATGTTCCTGGAGATATTGTAGAGTGTGGTGTTTTTAAAGGAACTGGTCTTTTTACTTTTCTTAAATTGAAAAGATATTTTTGTCCAAATACTTATAAAAAGGTAATTGGATTTGACTTTTTTAATTCTGATGAACTTACATCTACTCTAAAGAATCAAGATCAAACTGCCATGAAGACTTTGTTTGATGGTAGAAATTTTGAGCATGACTCAGACTTTAAACAAAAACTAGATCTCAGTATTCGTTCTTCTGGTTTTCAGGATCATGAATATGAGTTAATACCTGGTGATATTTCTAAAACTGTAGTAGAATATGTAGAGAATAGACCAGGTGCAAAAATTTCATTGCTATACCTTGATTTGGATTTGGAAGTACCAACATACAATACTTTAGTTTCTTTATGGGATAGAGTAAGTAGTGGTGGAATAGTAGTCTTTGATGAATACGCTTATCATAACTGGTCTGAGTCGAAAGGAGTTGATAAGTTTTTCTCCGATCATGATGTTAAAATTAATTCATTAAACTTTTTTGCCCCATCTGCATATGTTGTTAAGCCATGAATAAACTTGTAATTTTTGATCTTGATGGTGTATTGATTGATAGTAGAGATATGCATTACGAAGCACTTAATTGTGCTCTCGAAAAAGTAGATCCAAAATATAAAATAAGTAAAGATGAGCATCTAAGTTCCTATGATGGACTTCCAACTTCTAGAAAGTTGGCGATGTTGACTGAAAGTAAAGATCTTCCTGTAGAAAAGCATCAGCAGGTTTGGGAAGATAAGCAAAAAGCAACTCTTGAAATCTTCTCACATCTTGAGCATGATTATGAGTTGATGCACTACTTCCAACAACTCAAAAGTAAAGACTATCAAGTTGCTGTTGCTAGTAATAGTATTCGCAATACTGTTAAACTAGTTCTCCTTAAACTTGGACTTCTAGAGTTCATTGATTACTATGTGAGTAATGAAGATGTAGTCAAGAACAAACCATTTCCAGAAATGTACTGGAAGTGTATGACTGCATGTAATGCCCTTCCTAAGGATACAGTAATCTTCGAAGATAGTCATATTGGTAGACAAGGTGCTTTAGATAGTGGTTCACACCTTGTACCTATTGAAAATAGGTATGACCTTAACCAGAGTAAAATTGATAAAGTATTTAAAATATTCTCATCTCAAAAAGTATCACATATTCCTTGGAAGTCTGAAAAAATGAATGTTCTTATTCCCATGGCTGGTGCAGGCAATAGATTCTCTTCTGCTGGATATACATTCCCCAAACCTTTGATTGAGGTCAATGGGAAACCAATGATTCAGGTTGTTATTGAAAACTTGAATATTGATGCAAACTATACTTTCGTTGTTCGTAAAGAGCACTATGAGAAGTATAGTCTACAGTATCTACTGACGCTGATTGTACCTGGATGTAACATTGTTCAGGTAGATGGTCTTACAGAAGGTTCTGCTTGCACGACACTTTTAGCAAAAGAATATATTGATAACGACCATCCGCTGCTACTAGCAAACTCCGACCAATTCATGGAGTGGAACAGTAATGAATGTTTGTATGCATTTAATGCAGATGGTATTGATGCTGGAATTCTAACCTTTAAGGCAACTCATCCAAAGTGGTCTTATGCAAAAGTTGGTGAAGATGGTTTCGTATCTGAAGTTGCTGAGAAGAAACCTATCAGTAATGATGCTACTGTTGGCGTCTACTTCTGGAAGAAAGGTTCTGATTATGTTAAGTACGCAGAGCAGATGATTGAGAAAGATATTAGAACTAATAATGAGTTTTATATCTGCCCAGCATTTAATGAGGCTATTCTTGATAATAAGAAGGTGAGAGTTAAGGAGATTGAAAGGATGTGGGGTATTGGAACTCCAGAAGACCTTAACTACTTCTTGGAGCATTACAATCCATGAGACTGATAGCACATAGAGGAAATGTGAATGGACCAGATCCTTCAGTAGAAAATAGTCTAGATTATATTGATACTGCTATAAATCTTGGTTACGATGTTGAGATTGATCTTAGATGTGAATCTAATGATTTTTATCTTGGACATGACGAATCTCAGTACCATGTCTTCATGGAATGGTTGGTAGAAAGAAAAAATAATCTTTGGATACATTGCAAAGACTTTGCTTCTCTTGAATTTCTTTCAAAGTGTGATACTGATTTCAACTATTTCTGGCATGATACAGATGATCATACTCTTACCAGTAAGGGGTATATCTGGAGTTATCCTGGACAACCACACAGTTCTAACTCTATTGTAGTTTTACCAGAAAATACAGAAACGTTCAAATTTTCTGCTAGTGAGTATGACTGTTATGGAATATGCAGTGACTATGTTGGGAGAATGGGGTAAATGAGAGTAGCAGTTTGTTATAGTGGGTTTCTGAGGAATATACAAAAAACATTCCCAAACATATCACAGCAAATGCTAAAGGGTCATGACGTTGACTTTTTCATTCATACATGGAACGTTCCAGAATATTCTGAAGAAATCTTTTATTCAAAAAGCACAATATGTCCCAAGTTAATCTTGGTTGAAGAGCAGAAAGCATTTGAAAAAAATCCTTATGGATTTATAAACTGCAACACAACTCCAGAGCAGTATCTAAATGATCTTAAGTCTTCTGGAGAAGATAAAAAATTTTTTGAGAAACCATCTAAGGAAAATAATTTTGACTTTAACAAAGATCTTGAAGTTGTAAAGTTTGGATATTATAGTAGTTTTCCTTATAACTTTTTATCTCAGTTCTACTCCTTTTATAAAGCGATTGACCTGAAGAAGATATATGAACAGAACAACGGATTTGAATATGACTGTGTTATTCGAATACGACCTGATGTTTATCTGAACGAACAAATAGATTTGAACTCATTGAATATGTCCTATATGAATATATTCGATGCACCATATCATAAAGGAACTAATTTAACTGTTAATGATCACTTTGCTTGTTCATCATCAAAACTCCTTGATTTGTATGGAGAATGCTTCTTATTCTTATCCACCTATTACTTTATCTATGGAGTTGACTTCATTCAAGAGATAGTATTGGGTAAGCACTTTGAAGTCAATAATTTTTATATCAATAAATTATCAACCAGTTATCTCATTACGAGAGATAGTATAGATAGAGAAACTTATCCAAAGTTTATACGATGAAAGTTGCGGTTTGCTTTTCTGGGCAACCTCGTTTTGTAAATGAGTGTTCTCCTAGTATCCTGGAAAATGTATTTGGGAATTATTCTGTTGATGTTTTTGGGCATCTGTGGTTTGATGAAAATCTTTTAACAAAACCATATAAGTATGGTGGATCTGGTGGATGGAAAGACCAGAGAATTTCTGAAACCGCGATTGATGATTTTAAAAGAATATACAACCCTGTTAAAATGATAGTTGAAGAGAGTTGTGATTTTTATGATCCATATATGGAAGAAGACTTTGAAATATCTCAAAACAGATATTGGAAAGGATCATTAAATGAACCAAACTATAAGGAAAGGCAAATTAAAAATACTTTGTCTAACTTTTATAGTATGAGTGAAGTTAATAGACTCAAACTAAAGCATGAATATAAAAATAGATTTAAGTATGATTGGGTATTTAAAATAAGAACAGATGTAAATGTCCATACAAAAATAAATTTGTCTACCTATAACCAAAGTTCTCTCAACTGCACATCCTTAATGCAGCAACCACCACATATTAATGACTGGATTTGTTTCGGTGGATCTGATATAATGGATGTGTGTATGGGAGTTTTTCCCGTCTTCCAAAGAGTTTTTGATTTGACTAAGCATCATCGTGATGGCGCATGGGATAATGAAACACTTCATGTTCAACTCTTAGATCAAATGATGGTGAATATTGAGAGACACCCTATTGCTTTATCAGTACCTAGATTTTAAAATTAAACAAGAATGAAAATTATTATTTGGGGATATCCGCTCCATTCTCATACACATTCATATATCCATGCTGCTTTTTATAAAGCATTTACTTATATGGGATATGAAACATATTGGTTCCATGATGGTGAATATCCCGATAACTTTAATTGGGATGACTGTGTATTTTGGACGGAAGGATTTGCTGATAAAAATATTCCGCTAAACAAAACCAGTACCTACTTTGTTCATGTCTGTCCAGATCCATCAAAGTATATCAATGCTGGAGTGAAGAAGTTTATTGACGTTCGCTATAATCATTTGTGGCACAAAGATCACAACTATGATTATACTTTAGATAAAACTAAAGTTGAAAAAGTTGGACCTTGTTGCTATCTTCAACCAAAGAAAAATCATCGAGTTCAAGTTTTAAACAACTATCATCAGTACTGGATTGAAGACTATGATAAGTTTTATGTGACTTGGGCAACTAATATTCTTCCACACGAATTTAACTTTGAGGATATTATCCACCCTAGAGAAAATAAAATCTATTTCAGTGGAAATATTTCTGCTCATGGTAGATGTGAAAACTTCAGTACATTCAAACCTTTTATCTTGGAATGTGAGAAGAATGGAATAGATTTTATTCATAACGACCCATTTTCAAATCCTCTAAGTGAGGATGAGGTTATATCGAGAACCAAGAAGTCAATTATCGGTGTTGATATTCGTGGACCAGAACATCTTCGTAATGGATATGTTCCTTGTAGGGTATTCAAGTCTATTAGTTGGGGTCATCTTGGGACTACAAATTCTCCAGAAGTTTATGCAGAACTTGATGGTAATTGTATTCTTCAAGAAGATACTGCACAACTGTTCTATGATTCTATGGAAAAAAGAACGGATTATGAGTACATTAAAAATGCTATGATGTATGTTCAAGAAAACCATACATACGTTAACAGAATTAAATCTATTATGAGTTTGCTATGAAAGACGTAACTATTGTATCTGCCCTTTTCAATATTGCGCGTGAGGGTATGGATGGTAGAAATTGGGAAGAGTACTTAGAGTGGTTTGATATTATGCTCAAACTCAAGTGCCCTATGGTTCTTTTTGTGACTGAAGATGTTCGAGAGTTTATTGAAGAGCGGCGGCTTTCTGTACCAACTTCTATTAACGTTCAAACTGTAGAAGAGATTCCTTATTATTATCTGAAAGATAAGATTGATACTATTATCGAGTCTGAGGAATATATTAATAAGATTTCTGATCCAGATAGAATTGAATGTAAGCATTCACTTTACTCTATTGTTCAGTATTCTAAGTTCAAGTGGTTAGAGCAGGCAATTGAAGAAAACCCACATGGTAGTAAGCATTTCTTCTGGTTAGATGCTGGTGGTTCTCGCTTCTTTGATGGATATGATCTATCCAATGACTATCCAAGTGCTAGTGCTATTGAGTCTCTGAATGAGATGGGTGATAGTTTCCTTATTCAGATGAATATGGAGTATTATAAAGATCTCGCTGGTGCCGATGAACTTCCAAAAGAATATCTGTTAGATAATCGCTCTTACGTTCTGGGTTCCATGTTTGGTGGTGGTCCAGAATCTATCAAGAAAGTTTCTAAGTATATGGATGAGATCTTTGTTGATGAAATGATAGGTAATGGTTATGTAAATAACGAACAAATTGCCTTTGGATATTTGGTTAAGAAATATCCTGATGACTTTTCTGTGTTTGAGAGGTATAATGGTAAGCATATGGAACTGTTCACTGAACTTGGTAAGCAATGAGAATTGTATTAATAGGACCTGGTATTATGCCTATCCCACCAACAGGGTGGGGTGCTGTTGAGATCCTGATATGGGATACTAAGAACGCATTAGAGCAACTTGGACATGAAGTTCATATTGTGAATACCAAAGACGGTAGGCAGATCATTGATGAGATAAACACCTTTAGACCTGATTTTGTTCATGTTCATTACGATGAGTTCATTCCCATCGTTCCTTATATTCAATATCCAAATGCTATTACTAGTCATTTTGGATATCTTGAACGCCCAGAGATGTTCAATGGATACATCAATATCCTGAATGCCTTTACTCAGATTAAACCAAACGTTTTCTGCCTCTCTGAGGGCATTAAGAACGTTTATAAGGTTATGTCTGGTATTCCTAGTGAAAGGTTGTTTGTGACCCCTAACGGTGTCGATACCTCTAAGTTTAGAGTAGTGCAAGAACCAAAGTATCCTGACCGTAGCATCTACCTAGCAAAGATTGATTATCGTAAGAGGCAGCATTTGTTTCAGTCTATCAGCAGTTTGTGGTTTGCTGGTAACAATGCAGATCCACGATTTGATACAGGTAAAAATTACTTAGGTGAGTGGACAAAGAGTAAATTATTTAATGAACTAACTGAGTATGGAAACCTGGTTCTTCTGTCTGATGGTGAGGCACATCCTCTAGTTTGTATGGAAGCACTTGCTGCTGGACTTGGTGTGGTTGTCTGTGAGTGGGGTAAAGCAAACCTTGATATCAACAAGGAGTTCATTACAGTTATTCCTGAGTCAAAGATAAACGACATTCAATATGTTGAAGATGCTATAATAAAGAATAGAGAATACTCTATTTCTCATAGAAATGATATTATAGAATATTCCAAAGAATTTGACTGGACTTCAGTTATTGGGAAATACTATATTCCTGCTGTAAGAGAAATTATTGGACGATAGTGTTGATGGACAAGAATAAGGCAGCATTCAAACTTAAAGGACTTCCTCCCATTTATTGTATCAACCTTGATGGAAAACCTGATAGGTGGAAGTATATGGAAGACCAGTTCAAATACTGGGAGATAGAAGACTACACTCGTATCTCAGCATATGATGGTAGAGAAGATGACCTGAGTGATATTATCAAGGGTAGGTATCCTGATAACATGACTTCTGGTGAGGTTGGATGTGTAACATCTCATCTTAAGGCAATGAAGCATTTTCTAGAAACATCAGATGCACCATGTGCTTTGGTGATGGAAGATGACTGTGATATTTCTACAGCATCGCATTGGCCATTTAAATGGAGGGACTTTTACTCTAAGGTTCCTTATGACTATGATGTTATTCAACTCGCTATTATCAACCCAGCACAAGTTCATATGAAACTCCATCGGAGGTTCGTAAATGACTTTTCTACTGCCTGCTATATGATTACAAGACATCATGCCCAGAAACTTATCGATTTGCATTGTCGTGAAGACAAGTATAAGTTAGATCAAGGTGTTAAACCCAGAGCAGTAGCTGATGACTTAATCTATAATTCTGGAAATACTTTTGCTATTCCCCTGTTCCTTTACAAGGTAGAACTTGGTTCTGATATTCATGACATTCATGTAGATATTTTTCATAGAAGTAGTCATGATGGTCTTTGGAACTTCTGGAAAACTCAAGCTATTGATATTCCAGATTGGAATGTTATATTTGACTATGATCCTTATTTTGGAACATTACCTCCAGGATTTGAAGGAAAGTAAGCATTTATACTCAATATATCGGGAAACCGTAACACAGGGGGATTGCGTCCCCTTTATTTTTGCTATATAATGTTGTAACAGTTCTTCACAAAACTACAATGACTGTAACAACTAATGAGTATGGGCAGCAGAACATGTTTGCCAAAGAACCTGTAATGTATTATGAAAACTACGGGCAGATTACCCCTAACATGGTCAAGGAGCGCACCAATGGTCGCTGGGCAATGATGGGTATCGTAGCAGGCTTGATTTCTTACGCAACTACTGGTAAACTGTTCTTTGGTATTTTCTAAGTATTTCTACCTATGACTTACAATGTTACTCTCCGCTCTCCCGACGGCTCCGAAACCACCATTCAGTGTGCGAGCGATCAGTATATTCTTGAAGCGGCAGAAGAGGCAGGTATTGACCTTCCTGCATCGTGCCGTGCTGGCGCTTGTTCCGCCTGTGCTGGTAAACTCGTAGAAGGAACCGTAGATAATGAAGAGCAGTCATTCCTGGATGACGATCAAGTAGCAGACGGTTGGATTCTCACCTGTACCGCTTATCCTACTAGCGACTGTGTGATTCTTACCGAGCAAGAAGAAAACCTTTAATTTTTAGGAGTAAAACAATGAACGAAAGAGCAGAACGCATTAACGGTTGGTTCGCAATGATCGGAATCGTTGCCGCAATGGGGTCCTATGCCCTGACTGGTCAAGTGATTCCGGGTGTGTGGTGAGATGGAGGTAAAGATGCGTAAAGAAGATTTTCAAGTCCCACAAGTCCAATTTGTTTTCCGTGAGAACGGTGAGTTTGTAACCCGCACTACTTCAGAACTGTTTGATAACAAGCGAGTCGTTATTTTCAGTCTGCCTGGTGCATTCACTCCTACTTGTAGTGCTTATCAACTCCCAGGATTCGAGGAAAACTACGATGAATTTGCTGCTCTTGGCATCGACGCTATTTACTGCTTGGCTGTTAATGACGGCTTTGTTATGAATGCCTGGGCACAAGATCAAAATATTGAAAAAGTAAAACTTATCCCCGATGGAAATGCCTATTTCACCAGAAGCATGGGTTATCTGGTCAACAAGTCTAACCTTGGTTTCGGTCAGCGTTCTTGGCGTTATGCTGCGGTTGTGGATAACGGAATCATCGAAAAACTATTCCTTGAAGACGGTTTCCGTGACAACGCAGACACCGATCCATACGAAGTATCGACACCAGAAAACGTTCTTGAGTATGTAAAGACAACTGTGAGGGAAACCGCACCAGTTTGATAGAATAAGTAATAATACTTAACTCTGTTGCTAAATAAGCAGCAGAGTTTTTTTGTATATGCCTAGAGGACAACTTACAAAGGAGACCATAAAATGTGAGGTCCTCAAAATCAAAAGAGACTTGGATAATGAGTGGATGAATAAACCTTGCCATGATCCCAAGTATCTTGCTCACGAGTATCTCAATAAGGTCCTGGACAAGATAGAGGAATATAGGGCTTGACGCCACTCCAAAACCGTAGTATGATAAATACATCAACAACGTTACGGAATGTAACTTTCCGAAACAAGTTGTAACACTCCTGCCGCTTGACCGAGACTAGGCAGGGTTACCAATCCGTCTCTCATATCCCCGCTAAGGGTGCGGGGAGCATAGTATCTCCACCATTTCCCTGATGGTCTTACTATCTTTTTAAAAAAATGGCTGCTTCTATTGCACAACAACGACAATCGAATACTTGGGAACAATTCTGCAACTGGGTCACCTCAACCGATAATCGTCTTTATGTCGGTTGGTTCGGAGTCCTGATGATTCCTTGCCTGCTTGCTGCTACGACTTGTTTCATCATCGCCTTCATCGGTGCTCCCCCTGTGGACATTGATGGAATCCGTGAACCCGTTGCTGGTTCACTCATGTACGGAAACAACATCATCTCTGGTGCTGTTATTCCTTCGTCCAATGCTATTGGACTGCACTTTTACCCCATCTGGGAAGCTTCTTCCCTAGATGAGTGGCTATATAATGGAGGACCTTTCCAACTGGTCGTCTTCCACTTTCTGATCGGCATCTATGCTTACATGGGACGCGAATGGGAACTTTCTTACCGACTCGGTATGCGTCCTTGGATTTGTGTTGCCTACTCTGCACCCGTTGCTGCTGCTAGCGCAGTGTTCCTGGTCTATCCCTTCGGTCAAGGATCCTTCTCTGATGCGATGCCTCTGGGGATTTCAGGCACTTTCAACTACATGCTTGTTTTCCAGGCAGAACACAACATTCTTATGCATCCTTTCCACATGCTGGGAGTTGCTGGGGTCTTCGGTGGTTCTCTTTTCTCTGCTATGCATGGATCTCTTGTCACCTCTTCTCTTGTCCGCGAGACGACAGAGAATGAGTCACAGAACTATGGATACAAGTTCGGACAAGAAGAAGAGACCTACAACATTGTAGCCGCTCACGGTTATTTCGGTCGCCTTATTTTTCAATATGCTTCCTTTAATAACTCCCGTTCGCTGCACTTCTTCCTTGCTGCCTGGCCTGTTGTAGGCATCTGGTTCACCGCTCTTGGTGTTTCCACGATGGCTTTCAACCTCAACGGCTTTAATTTCAACCAGTCTATTGTTGATAGTCAAGGAAAAGTTATTAACACTTGGGCTGATGTTCTCAACCGTGCTGGACTGGGCATGGAGGTAATGCACGAAAGGAACGCTAGACTTGTTGGTGTTCTTGCCTAGTAATAGGCATTAGTAAAATCGGGTTAAACGGGGAAACTCTCTATGAGACAATCCCGTACCAAGTCAGAAAGGGTTTAAGTTTTCTGAAAGGTCTAACGACTAGGTAGTGAGTCCCAACAATAATCTACCCACGAATGCCCGACTCCTTAATAAACATAAGGATGAAGAGATAGTCTGAACTTACTGGCGACAGTAAGAAGTAAAGAATAAAGAGTCTTTACGATAACACATTTGCACAATTTCCCACTTGATCTTGCTGCTGCCGAGTCAACTCCTGTTGCACTCACCGCACCTGCAATTGGTTGATATAAAACCAAATATATGATATAATTAAGGGACCCCAAAAGGGTCCTTTTTTTATAAATAGTTTTGGAAAGTTATGAGCAACCTTTATGGACCTCCACGAATTAGTAATATCTGAATGTGAAAGACGGGGTTTAGAACTTATCTACCTTCCTGAAAGACTTGTGCGTCGCTCAACCGATGTAGTGGTTAAATGCCCTTGCACAGGACAGAGAAATATGAGTATAAGAAACTTTATTTTCACCTATGAAAAAGGTGGAGAAGCATTTTGTTGCAAAAGAAAATCAAAACTTGGTAAAAATAATCCAGCATTTGGGAAACCAACTTGGAATGCTGGAACGGTTGGTATATCAAAAAGTTATGGATTTTTCGGTTTTAAGGAGGAATGGTCTGATAGAGAAGATTACTTATATTTTATTGAAACCATATACGGAACTTATAAAATAGGTAGGTCTTTTCACGGAATAAAATATCGCTTTACTGAAACTGTAAAAGAACTTGGCGAATGGAAAGCGTCCCACAAAAAAGTATTTGAGTGTGAAAGATATATCTTGGATACTTATAAGCAGTATCAAAAAAAGATTGATGGTATAATAGGAGGGTCAGAGCATTTTGTAAAAGAACTTCCAATACAAGAAATCATAGAATATGCTAATAGTTGTTTGTAATAAAACTAATGTCTCATAATACCGAAAACGAACCTATGCCTAACTGGGTCATCTGGGCAGGTGTAGGTATGATGATATTCACAGTTATTATTTTCGTTGCGTTCACTCTTAGCGTCATTTATTGGGGATGAGCACAAACACCCATTGACTTCTTTGTTAAGGAATGTTAAGATAAATATGAGAAACGATACAGGAGGTTATGACTTCTTCAACTCTTTCACCGCCCATTTCACAGAGAGGTTGGTTCGATGTCCTTGATGACTGGCTTAAACGCGATCGCTTCATATTTGTGGGTTGGTCTGGACTACTACTTTTTCCCACTGCTTATCTTGCCCTTGGTGGCTGGCTTACTGGCACGACGTTTGTTACAAGCTGGTACACCCACGGGTTGGCGTCTAGTTACCTTGAGGGCGCTAATTTCCTTACAGCTGCTGTGTCGTCGCCTGCAGATTCTATGGGTCATTCTCTTCTTTTACTTTGGGGTCCAGAGTCTCAGGGAGATATCGTCCGTTGGTTCCAACTTGGGGGACTCTGGACTTTTGTGGCGCTCCACGGAGCCTTTGCCCTTATAGGTTTCATGCTTCGCCAGTTTGAGATTGCTCGCCTGGTTGGTATCAGACCTTATAACGCAATCGCATTCTCAGGTCCTATTGCTGTGTTCGTCAGCGTATTCCTGATGTATCCTCTGGGTCAATCCAGTTGGTTCTTCGCACCTTCCTTTGGTGTTGCTGCTATCTTCAGGTTCCTTCTGTTCCTTCAGGGTTTCCACAATTGGACGCTAAACCCCTTCCATATGATGGGAGTTGCTGGTATACTAGGAGGAGCACTACTCTGTGCTATTCACGGTGCAACAGTTGAGAACACACTTTATGAAGACAGTGATCAATCAAATACTTTCAAAGCGTTTGAGCCTACCCAAGAAGAAGAAACTTATTCAATGGTTACTGCCAACAGATTTTGGTCCCAGATCTTTGGTATTGCTTTTTCTAATAAACGTTGGCTGCATTTCTTTATGCTTTTTGTACCCGTTATGGGCCTTTGGACTTCTTCTATCGGCATCATTGGTCTTGCTCTTAACCTAAGAGCTTATGATTTTGTATCTCAGGAAGTTAGAGCGGCAGAAGATCCAGAGTTTGAAACTTTCTACACGAAGAATATATTATTAAACGAGGGCTTGCGTGCTTGGATGGCTCCTGTGGATCAGATTCATGAAAATTTTGTATTTCCAGATGAGGTTCTCCCAAGAGGGAATGCTCTCTAAATATGTCGTATAATACAAGACCCCCCCTCAAAGGGGTCTTTTTTTAACTCTATGAAGAAACAAAAAACACTCTGGCGTTTGTGGGCAAAAGCACTTGGCGAGAAGTCAGGTAAAAACGATAGAGAGTCTGATACTATTGCTATTATACGCACCCTTATTTTTATCACATACCTGATTACAAATATCGCAATCGTAGCAAACGCAATAAGACACTGGAATGATAACAACGGAAACACCATACAAACTCGCAGAGATAATACGGGATACTTGGCCAAATCTTTACAGACCGCCAAAAAAGAAGTATAATGAAGAGAGACTAGAAAAACCAGATGATCGGAAACCTTGAACCTGAGGAAAATGTAATGAGAAGTGCTGATTGGGTAGAACATCTTAATAGTGCTCTTCAAAAATTGAAATGGACTGCTGATGATGATATTGCTGTTGAAATCGGTGGAGTTGCTTTCAGTGGTATTAAGCAAACCGAAAGTGCAAATCCAAAGTGGTCAAAACCATACGGAACAATTTCCTATCAGAATGATGCCTTCATTGTAATTAAAAATAAAAGTAGAAGTCCAGTAGTTCCTTCGCAACCTAATAATGAAAAAGTATAATGACGAGCACTTTACAGTAAGAGAAAGAAGAACTCATAAAAAAATTTGTGACTGTGGTAGTTTTGAAGATGCAAGAATGATGATGAGTCTGGACGGACCAAATCGTGAGATTGTAAAAAACAAGGTGCTGATGGACCAGGTAATAGATATTGAAACTCCAAAGGCACTTCCAACCAATGAGATTGTCGTCAATATGGATGGTGGTGTTGGTGGTTCTTGGAAGGAAATATATGAAGAATTTGATGATGCGTTTGGTGTTGAAAATCAAAAACAATTAAACCAGAGCGATGCCAAAGTTTTCGTACCCTAATGACCCAAAGGATTCCAAGTGTCCTTATTGTGGTGAGTCTGGTAAACTTTGCTCTCATGTAGATAGTATGGCACGGGCATGGGCACGAGGAGCATGTAAGAGAATAAATATAGATAAGTCGCAGTAATTTATGGGACCTCTACACTCTCCAAAAGAATACTTGTTTAATCTATACACAACAAGTTCTGGAGAGGCAAAACGAATGTGGAAGAAACATATAAAAGAGCAATGGAATCATCAATGTGCTTATTGTGGATCAGGAGAAAATCTCACAATAGACCACATTGTTCCACAGTCCAAAGGTGGAATGGACTTCACAAAGAATGTAGTTTGCTGCTGTCACTCCTGTAATCAAGATAAGGGGTACGAGCATTGGAAACTGTGGTATGTTCAGCAAGAATTTTATAGTGAAGAAAGGATCAATAAAATAGAAGAGTGGATGAAACCAGATCCACCAGTAAACCTATTTAAATATCGTCCGAGAAGAAATAATTTTTCTTAATAAATATAAGGAGCAGTATATACTGCTATTAAGGTAAATACCGAATCTAGTAATGGCAGATCCTAAGATTATAATTAGGCGTAGTGCTACGCCTGGTAAAGTTCCTACTGAAAGTCAGCTATCTCTTGGTGAGTTAGCTATTAACACATATGACGGTAAACTTTATCTTGAGCAGGATCAGACATCAACAGGATTAGGTGTCACCGTAATAGCAGTTAATCCTTGGAGTGTTGGGATTGGCAGCACTGCATATAATACTTATTTTACCTCAGGTAATGTCGGTCTTGGATTAACAAATCCAACACAAAGATTGGACATTGATGGGGGAATAAGAATTCGTGGTGCATTATATGATAGTAATAATGTTGTAGGTGCTGCCGGATCAATCCTTACTTCAACTGGAATTGGAGTTAGTTGGACTACACCTTCTGCTGGTTCTGGTGGAAGTAGTGAATCCTATTGGTCATCTACCGTATTAGGAATACATACTCTTTCTAATGTTGGTATAGGAACTGAAATTCCAACATCAAAACTGACTGTTTCTGGTGATGTAAATGTAAGTGGAGTAGTAACAGCTAGTGCATTTGTCGGTGATGGATCTGGACTAACTGGGATTGTTGCTGTTGGGTCTGGTATTGCAATTCAAGATGAAGGAATACAAGTTGGATCTGCAAGTACGACTCTTAATTTTGTTGGAACTGGTGTTTCTGCGTTTATTGTAGGTAATATAACAGAAGTTGTTATAGATTTGCAAGGAAATCTTGATGGTGGATCGCCATCATCAAATTATGGTGGAATAGAAAATGTTAATGGAGGAGGCATTTAAAAAAAATGGCAACTAGAATTCAAATTAGAAGAGGAAGTTCTGCAGACTGGACAAATGCCAATCCAGTGCTTGCTGAAGGTGAGTTGGGTTTAGAATTAGATACTGGAAGAATTAAAGTTGGTTTAGGAACCACATCATGGAATTATCTTGATTATCGGTACGGTACTGCATCTGCTGGATCTAATACTGAAGTTATTTTCAATGATAATTTAACTCTTGGAGCATCTTCTAACTTCACATTCGATAAAAACACTTCGGATCTTAAAATTGGTGGAGTCAGTGGAATAGGAATTAATACTAGCACTATTAAAATCAATGGAACAGATGTTCTTTCATCAAATACACTTGGTTCTGGTATAGTTAATTCTTCACTTACATCTGTTGGTACTCTCAACCAGTTAAGTGTTTCTGGTATTGTAACCATAAGCACTTTAGATGTAACAACTGGTACTATTGATTACTTATCTGGTACTAATGTTTCCTATAGTGGTATTGGTACTATTGAAGGGACTTTAAATGTTGGAGCAGCTGGGACAGTTATTACCACATCTATTGGTGGTGAAGTTGGAATAAATTCCACTGTACCTACATATAAATTAGATGTTGGTGGAGATATAAATAGTTCGACAGATCTTAAAATTGATGGAATTAGTGTTCTTACCACAGCAAGTAATGATGCACTTGCACTTGCAATCGCACTAGGATAATAAAAATGGCAAATTTATTTAAAAGTTATACTAAAGCAAATGTAGGAACTGCTGCAAGTGATATTTACACTGTTCCCGGCGCGACTACATCCGTAATTGTGGGACTGTGTTTGGTAAACACAGTAGAATATCCTATAAATGCTAATGTTCTTGTAGACAAGGCAGGTGCTTCTGATACAGTTTATCTTGCTAAAAGTTTAGAACTTTCAGATGGATCTCTTTATGAGTTTAATGGTGGCAATAAAATCATTTTAGAGACCGGTGATAAATTGCAGGTATTTTCCAATATATCTTCCAGTATTGATGTAATGTTGAGTATTCTAGAACAAACTTAGGGGTAAGATAGATGGCATATTTCGGTAAGAAACCAGAAAGACTTCGTGGTAAGGTTTACGATTATAATAATCAGGTTGGAGTAGCTGGATCCGTTTTAGTTTCTACAGGATCTTCTGTAGAATGGACATCTAGTAGTAGTGTTGTATCGCTAGGAATAGGAACAAATAGAAATGCTGAATTTCAGCAAGTTAATGTTTCAGGAGTAACCACTTCAGCAGGTGGTTTTGTAGGTAATTTAACTGGAACTGCAACAACAGCAACAAATCTTTCTGATGCTGCAAATATTACTACTGGAACTATTAATGCCTCTAGATTATCTGGATCTTATGATATTGATATAAGTGGCAATGCTGCAACTGCAGATTATGCTGATGTATCGGGTATTTCTACATATTCCACATCAGCAGGTATAGCAACTTATGCAACTACTGCGGGTATTGCAACAGCACTTCAGAACTCAAGAACATTTGAAATTACAGGAGACGTTGTTGCATCAGCGATCAGTTTTGATGGAACTGGAAATGTTTCATTAGCGGCAACTATTCAACCAAATTCAGTTGGATTGGGAACCGATACGACTGGAGATTATGTAAGAGATATTACAGGAACTGCAAATCAAATTACCATAACTGGTGGCACTGGTGAAGGTTCGACACCAACATTAAGTATTCCAAATCAATTCACAGTACCACAGGATATAGAAGTTACAAGAGATCTTCAAGTCAATCGTAATTTAAATGTTAACGGAAACATTACTATTGGTGGAACAACAGCGACATTACTTACAAGTGAATTAAAAATTTATGATCCAGATATTGTTCTTGGTTTTAGAACTGATGCATTTGGTAATGATGCTTCTAATGATAATACTGCAAATCATGGTGGTATTGCTGTTGCATCAACTGAAGGTTCTCCACTAGTTAATCTTTTTATTGCTGGTATTGAAACTACGCCTACCACATATAAAAAGATTATGTGGTTCAAGGCGGGTGAATTTTCTGGACTTGGAACTGATGCTTGGTTATCAAACTATGCCGTTGGTATTGGTTCTACGCAAGTTCCTAATGGTGTTAGACTTGCTGCTGGAGCAGTCCAATTTACTGAAAGAGATTTAATTTCTGTTAGAAATATTAATTCATCCGGTATTATTACTTCGGATAGTGGGATTAGTGTATCTAATGGCGGGATTAATATAACAGGTGTCTCTACATTTGTTGATAGTGTTAAATTTAATTCAACTTTAAAAGATTATTTTGGTAATGTTGGTGCAGCTTCTTCTGTTTTAATTTCAACGGGGTCTGGAATTAAATGGGAATCAATTGAAACTGCGGCTTTACAAGGTGCTGAAGGTGCTCAAGGAACTACAGGTGCTGAAGGTGCTCAAGGTGCTGTAGGGGATCAAGGTGCTCAAGGTGCTCAAGGATCTACAGGTGCTCAAGGTGCTCAAGGATCTACAGGTGCTGAAGGTGCTCAAGGAACCGCTGGTGCTCAAGGAACCGCTGGTGCTCAAGGAACCGCTGGTGCTCAAGGAACCGCTGGTGCTCAAGGATCTACAGGTGCTGAAGGTGCTCAAGGTGCTGTAGGGGATCAAGGTGCTCAAGGTGCTCAAGGAACCGCTGGTGCTCAAGGAACTACAGGTGCTGAAGGTGCTCAAGGTGCTCAAGGATCTACAGGTGCTCAAGGTGCTCAAGGATCTACAGGTGCTCAAGGTGCTCAAGGATCTACAGGTGCTCAAGGTGCTCAAGGATCTACAGGTGCTGAAGGTGCTCAAGGTGCTGTAGGGGATCAAGGTGCTCAAGGATCTACAGGTGCTCAAGGTGCTCAAGGAACCGCTGGTGCTCAAGGTGCTGAAGGTGCTCAAGGTGCTCAAGGAACCGCTGGTGCTCAAGGTGCTGAAGGTGCTCAAGGTTCCACAGGTGCTACTGGTGCTCAAGGAGTTCAGGGTGCTGATGGAAACTTTGGTGGTGCTACCTTCGACTATACATTTTCTACAAATACTACCGATAGCGACCCAGGAACAGGAACTCTGAAGTTTAGTGAGTCTCCTTTCTCTGGAGCACTAAACCTTTATATTGATTATACTGACGACAATGGAACTGATATTCAGTCGTTCTTGAGAACTATTGATGACTCTACCTCTACTATTAAGGGTCACTTTAGAATTTCAAACCGACTTGATGCCTCAGACTTTGCTCTGTTTACTATTTCTTCAGTAACAGAGAACACTGGATATTTTGATGTAAGTTCTTCATACGTTTCAGGAAGTGCTACATCATTCTCCAATGGTGAAGACGTTATTATTACTTTTGCTAGAACTGGTGATAAGGGTGATACTGGAGCACAAGGAACCGCTGGTGCTCAAGGTTCCACAGGTGCTACTGGTGCTCAAGGTCCTCAAGGAACCGCTGGTGCTGAAGGTGCTCAAGGTGCTCAAGGAACCGCTGGTGCTGAAGGTGCTCAAGGTGCTCAAGGAACCGCTGGTGCTGAAGGTGCTCAAGGAACCGCTGGTGCTCAAGGTGCTGTAGGGGATCAAGGTGCTCAAGGAACCGCTGGTGCTCAAGGAACCGCTGGTGCTCAAGGAACCGCTGGTGCTCAAGGTCCTCAAGGAACCGCTGGTGCTGAAGGTGCTCAAGGTGCTCAAGGCGCCACTGGATCTGGTGCTCAAGGTGCTGATGGAGCACAAGGTTCAATAGGTGCCACCGGTGCTCAAGGTTCTACTGGTGTCACTGGTGCTCAAGGTTCTACTGGTGCTCAAGGTTCCACAGGTGTCACTGGAGCACAAGGTAATGCTGGTGCCCAAGGTTCCACAGGTGCTACCGGTGCACAAGGTTCTATAGGTGCTCAAGGTTCCACAGGTTCCACAGGTGCTCAAGGTGCTGATGGAGCACAAGGTTCCACAGGTGCCACTGGAGCACAAGGTTCCACAGGTGTCACTGGAGCACAAGGTAATGCTGGTGCCCAAGGTTCTACTGGTTCTATAGGTGCTCAAGGTTCCACAGGTTCCACAGGTGCTCAAGGTGCTGATGGAGCACAAGGATCTACAGGCTCTACAGGTGCTCAAGGTACAGCAGGAGCACAAGGATCTCAAGGAACTGCTGGTGCACAAGGTACGGCAGGAGCACAAGGATCTACAGGTTCTACAGGTGCTCAAGGTGCTGATGGAAACTTTGGTGGTGCTGCTTTTGATTACACATTTGATAGTTCAACAGTAGATAGCGATCCAACACAAGGTAAATTAAGATTAAATCAAGTTGGAATAACAACAGCAAGTTATCTTTATATTCATAATGATGATGATAATAATGTAGATATTACAAGTTATTTACAAACAATTGATGATTCAACTTCTAATATTAAGGGACATTTCACAATTGCACAAAAAGGAAATACTGCATATTTTGGATTATTTTCAATTGTAGGTCTTCATACTGAATATACAAATTACTTTGCAGTTCCTATTTCTTATGTTTCTGGTATTACGACATCATTTACCAATAACCTTGATGTAATTATCACATTTGCTAGAACTGGTGATAAAGGAGATACAGGTGCACAAGGTTCTACCGGTTCCACTGGAGCACAAGGATCTACAGGTTCCACTGGAGCACAAGGATCTACAGGTTCCACTGGAGCACAAGGAACTGCTGGTGCTCAAGGTGCTGATGGATCTCAAGGTTCTACTGGTGTCACCGGTGCTCAAGGTTCCACAGGTGCCACTGGTGCTCAAGGTTCCACAGGTGCCACAGGTGCTCAAGGTGCTGATGGAGCACAAGGTTCAATAGGTGCCACCGGTGCTCAAG